CGCCTGGGAATAAGCTATGTGCCGTATAGCGTCGTCCCTATCGCATCCATATTCCTCCACAATATCATCGATGGTCCATGTCTCATTTAGCTCTATATGGTCCTCAACAAGCTCAACGAATTTATTGTATCTTTGAACCAGTACCGAGTAGGGTGTATTTTGGATCGTATCCGATTCCATCATAACGACGATCGCTTTCAATGCTATTATCATTGATGATGTTGTACCATCGTAGGATAAGCGATCTATTTTTTTACCTATGTGTGCTATGAGTTTTCGTACTGCTTCAGATACTGGGTTTATGTAATTTATAGAGCGAACAATATTTATTCCGTCGCACGTAAACACCGAATCAGATGTCCGATCAGATGGGTTCAGTAAAAGCCCATATGCTGCCTGTGGGCCACTGTGCAATAACAGTTCTTTTATGATATCTTCAAATATTGGAATAACTGTTTTCGCATAATCGTCCTTTCGTATTACGTTGTTTTCCAACTCCCTTGCATTTAGTATGGTCCTAGCCCCTGGGCGATGTGATCCATCTGCGTTACTGCTCATTATGTTTCCCCTTTCCTTTCTTTTTTAAGGGCATCGATCTGGCTCTGCCTATCCCTTATTCTAAATTTAATCGTACGATATGTGTCGAGATCGAGCCCCATCAGCTCCTTATATCCCATACCAAATTGCTCTATTGCCATACCGTTGCTTAATAAAAAATCCAGGACATCATCCTGGATAGATTTACTTATTCCAAATAAAGTGTTCACTTGTTTTTTAGGCGTGTGCATTGCAGAATTGAATCTCGTTATATCTGGAGTAGGCTCAATAGCCGCATCGCTCATGACACGTACAGTATAGTATTTTTCAATGGATGATAAATTCTGCATTCTGTCCACCAGAACATTGTATTTTTCAATGTATCCATTTACAATGTCTGCAACTGCATTAAGATTAAGATCTGGCGGACACCTATAAAAAAAAGTGTTTGTACGTCTCCTATTTGAAGATAGCTTTTATCCATGCTAAATTCTTTACAGATTGGGCATGGCTTAGGTCGATGCCCTATAAATGTAACTCGTCCAGTAGCGCTGTACTCAACTAATTTATCGTACATGTTCTGCGATTCTACTAACGTTACTCCAAGGGTATCTCCAATGGCCTCATAGTCTTCTATTGTATTTACAACTGCCCCATCCTCATCGACGGTCCTTACATTTTTTATCCAAGGTCGGACCATCTTCGAGGTGTTGACTCTAACGAGTTCCTCTACCTTATATCGTGTGTTCGACTTTAATTTAGATACAATGTGCTTGACTATCTCTAATCCATAAACTATTCTATCGCTCATTGTTGGTGGGGAAAAGGTCACTTGTAGACCTTCTTGTAGATCATACACTTTTTCTTTAAATATACGATCACGATATACTTTCAATTGCTCGGGTGTTCTTTCGGCCGACATGATATCTACTACATCGGATGCGTCTAACAAGTCGAGATTATCCAACCTCAACTTTGATATATCTAATAGAAATTTTTCTTCATGGGTACAGTTTGAACCAACGCAGAGTTGTGTTATGTTAACTCCCTTTGGAAACATTAACGATACCGCTCCCCATAACAACGTGTCATAATCGCAATTGTGGATGTTAGATAAAAATGTATTGTAGTTCTCGTAACCAACTAAATTGCTATCGGCTATGGAGTTGTGCAATGCCTTCATTATAACACTCTCTACAACAACGCTGCCCATTAAGAGAGAGTGTGCAGAATACATACGACCATATTCTTTCAGTTCCTCGTCTATGGCGGTGTAGGCATTGTGTAGATCTTCAAGGACCAGTGGCTTCTGCTGAACATAAAACCCACTGTTCAGTAGCATATTTTTTTTTACACCAGTAGTCTTACTAAGTATTGCTAACTTTGCCGCGTCGCCTTTCAGTGTGCCCGAACCAGTTTTAAACTCGGTATGACTAGTTGCTACAAGTGGACCTTCTGTTGTTTGCTTGTAATTGTCGTTGGAGGCAAGTGCCTTTTGAAACATTAAGTTATATAGCTCAGATCGCTGTGTCTGAGTATGTTGATAGTTCAAAAACTTATGAAGATAGCTGTCGGGGTCCTGTGTGAGTTCAGCCACTTCTTCGTCAGTGTACTTCTCATACCGCTTATCTACACTGCGTCTTACAGAATTAAGATCCCCAACGAGTAAAGTCATTGTATCAGATAGATCGGATGCAGTTTTCTGCATCCCTTTAACTATTGATGAGAATGCATCAAAATCGTTTTTTAGTGTTCCATCACCTTTATCATTAGTGGCTGGCTGGTCCACAGGACCGGCTGTTCCCTGTACTATTTCCGGAGCCTCATCCTTTGCAATCTCTTCAGACTCACCCTCTTGTTCGATGGATCCCATCGACTCCAACACTTTGTCCAAGCTATTAGAGAACCCTTGTTTTACATTGTTGTCATCTTCCATATCATCCTCTTTTTATTTAAATGGGAACCATCTCCTGTGATGCAGTGACACCACATTGAATTTATCAGTTAGTACCTTCATACGTAATTGTATAGTCTTATTCGCTACTATTAACTCTGCTATTATCTGAGGTTCATCTTTAAACTTTTGTTTTTTAAGGTACTCCGTCACCGATATAGTAGTCTCGCCATCCCACAATGGAATCTTGATAGAGATAGATGTTTCTTTGTCTAAGGTTTCTATTTCCCCGTCTTTAAAATGGAGAAAAGAGGTCTCGCTTTTTTTAAATGCAGCACTATCTATTTTTTTTGCTACAATATGTCGACCATCCTGTGCTTCGATCTGATTATCAATTGAAAATTGAATGTGCTCACTTATAGCTCTCCCAATCTCTATGTCTCTTATTACAACATCTTTGGGATGTTCTTTAGGTGTGAGCACTTTAAATCCCTGCTTTGTATTAACAGTTCTAACATCCTTAATGTAAAAAAGGTTGTTCTCAATCGATATCTTTATGTCTCTTATATCGGCATACTTATTAATGACTGTAGCTAACCGTTTAGACATAAGACATATGTTATTTTTTTCGAAGGCTGGGAATACACTATAAAGGGCATTCATAAATTCAGGATCTTTGAACGACACCTTATGAATCGGGCGATGTTTTATAGTAGTATCGTAGTGGATGATATCATTTTCTTCCATTGTTGTGTAGTAACATATTCCGTTCACTATATAAATATATTCATTTTGGCGTCTACATAATGAAAGGTATTCTTTTATAATCTTTTTTTCATTAACTGTATCTTGTTTCTTTGCCATGTCCCATACCCCTTAAGTTTAATAAAGAAAGTTTTTCATTGGGGGGTCTGACTCATTATCCATTGCAAACCCGTTCGCATCTGCCATGAGCCGTGACATTGCGGTATTGGCAGGTGATGTTGGATTGAGTAGATCTGAGCCAGCTACTGATTGCTTTTGTGGGACGACGTGCTCCAATAGTTTCGTCATGCTTGCATGTGCTGCGCTCGCACGGCTGATCATTTTTTTTAAACCCGCAGTACTCTCCCTTTGTATCTTCTTTGCATTCGCACGCTTGCGTTGCTCTGACTTCTTGGCTCGTTTTACTTTCTTTTTTTTTCTTCGATCTCTATTATTAGTACCCATATTTACCCCCACAATTGTCACGCTCATTTAATGTTAATAAATTTGTCCTTTTCTGATATAGCGTATTCGACCATATTTCCAATAACTGTACGAAGCTGCTCTTCCTTATCCTTTAGTGCAACTTGGGCGGCATGCACTTCCGAGAACGCTGTCGTAACATCGTCCTCGTCGCTCAGTTTAGTGAATAGCGAAGGCTCGTCGATAATCAAGTCAAGTACAGTGTTAACGCGCTTACTAATAAGGTTCGGGGCACTTGCGAGCTTGGCAATGTATGGATCAACTAATTTCTCTGCGCCGGCTACACATTTACCAATAACGCTTGCATTTTTAGTGATGTCGAAAATTTGTTTTTTAATGGCTACTGCATCGGTGCCACCCTTCTTTAGGTTGAGGGCACGCTCCTTCAATAGAGCTACATCACACATTGCCCCGAGTACATCCTTTGTTCGCTCTTCCAATGAAGCGAACTCTTCCTTTCCTATAGCAACGTTATTGGATAGCATCTTCTTAATGTCCATCTTTGGTATTCTCCTAATATAGTAGTGAATAATAAAATATAGCACCGTCAAATTATATGATGACAACAAACATATAAAATATATAAGGTACTGGGGGTATATAAAATGAATTGTGCTGCACGTGAATCAATGCTTGAAACGTATGTACTCAAGCAAGTTAACGGCTACTTGCTGGCCAATCCCGGGGCGGACCGAGATAAAGTATCAAGTATAGTTCAAAATGAGGTTACGGCGAACTTCAAAGATAAGCACCTGGTGAATGTAATCATAGAAAAAGGGGAGTACGTTCTAAAAAAAGAAAAACTCTCGGAGATCGTCGAAACAACCAGAGATAAGGTTATTGCTCCAAGTGGTAGCATATATTTTACGCCAGATGTAAAAGAATCGGTCACATCAAGAATGCTACGGACCAGGGTAAGTGAGCGCGATGCTGCGAAACTGGCTGGGTTCGTAGCTACGCAGCGGGGGGACCACGAGCTAGCGCTATCTAAACATTTTGAGCAGTCTAATAAAAAGGTTATGGTTAACTCTCTGCCAGGAGCGTTCAACGCCCCGCAAAATGTCCACTGCGACAGAGGGAACTATAACGCTATAACGTCAATCGGCCGCGCAATTATAAAATCCTGTTACACTGTTTGTGAACAACTACTTGGAGGCAACTTCCATTGGAAGGATGATGACGCTGTAGTTAACTACATAGAGACCCACCTATCCACGATGCCTCCTGAAAGTGAGGTCATGGATACAGTACATAGCCACAAGCTCAAAATACCAACTGTGGATGAGACAGTTAATTTTATTTTGACTATGGTTGACAAATACTCAATAACTCCATCCATACCCATATCAGAAAAAATAGTTAGATGTATGACCGAACCACAGCGAACATACTTCTATTATGTCAATAATTTAAAACACCTGATAATCGAAAACGAAGTTATATTTAAACCAATGCTAAAAAAGTTCTTTGATATTAAAGATATTAAAGGGTCTCCCGGTACAGATCCAAACGAACTATTAGAGATGGATGAAAATCTATTAGTCATAATTTGCTCGAATGCCTACATGGACCTTAGGTATACTTCCAAGGATGGGAGGGTAAAAAACCGAACGCTTCCCGAGTTTGTAAAAAATAACCCAGATGGAGCAAGACGATTCATAGCTATAGGGCGACACTTTGAATCAATTTTAAACCCATGTAAACTTCTAATGGATGTCCTTATTGACACCGATACCAGTATAGCAGATATTCAAACAAAACAAAATACTGTACGAAATACAATAATTGGATCCGATACGGACAGTTGTATATTTTCATGTCATAAGTGGGTAGAGTGGTATACTGGTGAGCCGGTTAAAACAACTCCTGGGATGTATGAGATCGCATCAATAGTCATATACTGGTTAGTTATGCTTATAAAACCAACCCTACATAAATTCAGTGTTGACCACGGAGTTACTGACTCCCAGGCCACTATTTTAAAGATGAAGAACGAATTCTTGCAACCTATATTTATGGGCTTCTCTATTAAAAAACAAGATGCCTCAATAGTCTCTATCATTGAAGGCAACGTACTGGTCGAACCGAAAATTAATATGAAAGGGCTAGGTCTAAAATCCTCCACGTTTACAAAAAAGACTCTCGAACTCATAAATGTACTCGTTGTTAAAGATATATTGATGGGTGCTCAAGAGGGGCCGATATCTGGGAAGGCAATTATAAATAAATGCCTCAGGAGAGAAGTTGAAATTATTGATAGTTTGAAGAATGGCGAGATGGACTTTTTGAAATCGCTATCTGCCAATCCTCCAAGTGAATATAAAAATCCTATGTCGAGTAACTATGCATATGTGCATTTTTGGAATGAGGTGTACGCTAAGAGCCATGGTAAAATAGAGGTTCCATCTAAACCTATAATGGTTACCTTGAGCGAACCTACGATCGGCTACATTGATTGGTTAAAAGAAAACTACCCTGTAGTGTATAATGACATTGATAAGCTACTGGATTATATTTGGAGCGTCTATATAGAAACTGCAAGAAAAAAGAAACCAAATATTCCTGAACAAAAACTGCTACCTAAGAACATCCTACAAAAATGGAAAAAGTGTCCAAGCAAATTAGCAATCAATGGGGAGTACAATAAAGTACCAAAATCAATTATCTCATTAATCGCAGTTAGAGATATAGTTTTTCAAAACATGAAACCCATATACGTCATATTAGAATCTTTAGGTATTGTAACCTACACAACTAATACAGATAAAAAACTCACGCTATTATCTGACCAGTACGAGCCATACTAACCACTAATTAAAAAGGAAAGGATAGGTTAAAATGATTAATGGCACAGAAATAAAACAGTACATTGGAATTAAAATTGTTAAGGGCTGTCCTATGACACGTGGAGAGTCTGCTATGCTACGTGGCGTCACACTTGACCCAAGTATCGATAAGCATGAACCAGGGTACCACGTCATATACCCTGATGACTATGCATCGTGGTCGCCAGAGGATGTGTGGGAGCAGGCGTATTTAGAGCTTCCTGGTGATGGATCATATGTTGAGGATGCAATGGTGAAAAAGTTCATTGGAGATATCGAATCAAAAAAGGTGGGTACCTCTACCACACATGTTACAGCCACTATGCTAACTGGGTTCATTCATTGCGATCGATCTGTCTGCGACAACCCTAAGCGATACAATTATGCTGTTGGTACGAAGGTAGCTACTGAGAAAATAAAACAAAGAATCATAGAAGGCCTCTCATTTGTATTGCAGTGGGGAAAGTATGGCCTTACAGGATATAAGGATCTGGAAAAAGAATAAATGTACTAACACATAGGGGTGGTCTAAGGACCACCCCTATGTCCCACCTCCACTGTCTTTTCAGTTCTTATTACTCATATATAACTACAGTGAGTAAGTCAATCACTAATGAAAACTTATATACAAGGGAGTGTAAAAAATGAAAAAAATGATATTATTCATTGTGGCTATAACTTGTTCTTTGTTGGCCGTCTTAGCTGCTATATTTATTAAGACGATGGACGTGGGAATAATTACTGCATCTGTAATCGTCGTGCTTGGAATGGCGTC